AGCAGTATTGATCGGGTCAAACCGTCTGTCATTATTCAGCAAAGTGATTGAACATTGACCAGCATTAAATTGTGAGAACTGGTCTGATCTGCCACGAGTGATAGAAACCTCTTGACAATATTCGGTGATGTCCACGCCTTCAAGGTTTCCGTCAAGAACAAACTGTGTGTTATCTAAAACGCCTGCATCAATATCGTCAAGCACAAAGAAGTTCGTGATGAAACCAACCTCAGCGAGAACGGTGATCTGCTCACCTGAAGCAAGAGTGGTAGCCATTAAGCCACCGTCAGAGGCAAAGCACCATTCGTTCGCTCATACCGTTTCAAAGCGTTCACAATTTGTGTGCCGATATCTTTCCCGTCAGCACCCATACCAGCAGTTACAGAAATGTTGTATGTGCTGCCCATTGAACCTAAACGATCTAACGGAATCACAGCCTCAGCACCACGCTCACCAACCAGCCCTACAGTCGGCGCAGTAACAATCCCACCCAAAGCAAACGGAACAATGCCACGCCTACGCTCTAAATCACGACCCTGTTCAGGTGTTAGCAAACCTTTCTCAACAGCGATCTGCTCAGCAGTTTTTGGCACAGTAATAGAAATGTTTTCTTCAATGATTTCTCTAAAAGTTTCTGCAGTATCAGCAGCAAGACGATCAGTGGCAGGAACATCTTTGCCAGCCTCACGGCGTTTCTTCTCAGCGTCAGCCAACTTCTCAACCGCATCAGCTTGACGCTCAAGCGCAGCCGTAACCGAATCAACCGCATCAGCCTCAGCCTTCTGTGCGTCTTGTAACTCTTTCAACGCATCTTTATATGTCTCGCTTCCCTCTTTCGCACCAGAGATCGCTTCATCTAAACGAAGTTGCGCCTCAGTCAATGATTGCGTGGATTGCTGTTGGCTATCTGTAGCGTCAGCAACAGAAAGTTTCGCTTCAGCCAAACTGATCTCAGCCTGACGAATCGCCTGCGGTGTCGCTTCAGGGTCTTTGCGAAGATCAGCCAACGCTTTCTCAGCATCTTTAACGGCGAACACCGCCTGTTCAAGCCCATAGTTAGCCCGTTCCAATCCTCGCTGCGCTTTGCTTCGCTCTTTGTCAGCATCTTTCGCCTCTTTGGAATCTCTGCCGTAGCCGTTCGTGATTAGATTGAAACGCTTTTGCGCTTCGGCAAGTGCCTGTGTTTTCTCTAGCAGGCTCTTGTTTGATTCGTTCAGGCTCTTGTTGGCATCTTTCAAAGATCGTTGCGCTTGAGTTACGCCTTTGATTGCGTCAGTGTATTTCTCTAACGCTTTCTTGGCTTTCTCAATCGGTGATTCAGTTTTACCGCCACCGCCACCTGCGCCATCAAACAGATCATCGCCACCGCTACCAGAAGCCTTGGGTGTGAGAACGCCACCCATTCGTTCAGCGTTTTTCGCTTGCCTAATCGCATCAATCGTCTTGAATATTTGTGTTGATGCTTTTTGTGCTGCGGTGCTGATACGCCCGAAAGAAACTTCACCAATCTTCGCTATTTCTGGCAGACCTGCACCAAAGAAATTTGCTGCCTTGATCAGAATGTTGATCGCAGAAATGATCAGGTTGAATCCTTTTATCCAAAGGTTCACCATATTTTCTATGTATCCGATGATGAAATTGACTACAGAGTTCACAACTTTTCGGAAGCCTTCAAACTTGAGATATGCAGCCACAACAGCGACACCTAAAACAATCAAGATCGCTACCACTCTGCCAATCGGATTGTTTAACAAAGCGACATTAAACAAGTTCTGTGCGATAGCAGCAGCAATCGCCACACCACGCATAGCAACAAACAAAGAAATCAAAACAAGCATCGTGTTCCCGAACTTGCCCATATCTGTTGTTACATTCAAGAAACCTTGACCAAGAAACTTCAAACCGCCAGCAATACCCCGTTCACCAAACGCTTCCTCAACTTTTGTAGCGTAAGGAACAACAGTGTTCACCATAAAGTTTGCCAACTTCTCAAAGATTGGCAACAACAAAGTTCCGATCACATCTCGCACATGGCCAAACGCCATTGAAATCTTAAATGTGTCTGTAACTGTTGCAGCAGCCGTGCCACCGACTTGAGTTTCAATCGCCTTCAACAAAGTATCTTGCGCTTCAAGCATCTTGCCAGACTCAACAAGTGCTTTAATTTTCTCTTTCTCTTGTGCAGTAAAAGTAACACCCGAACGAGCAAGAGCCGTGATGCCCTTAATCGGGTCATTTAACGCCTTACCTAATTGTGTGGCGTTCTGTGATGCTTCACCGAAACCAGAAGCAGCCAAATCAACAGCAGCAACAGTCGCACGATCAAACGCACCACCAACTTCGCCAGCAGTAACAGCCAACTCTTTGAAAGTCATCAACTTTGCTTGAGTTAGTTTTATTGTTTCGGCAGTAACACCCAACTCATATTCTTGAGCGTCAGCGAGTTTGATGAGCCGATCTGTTACCTGTTGCGAAGCAGCACCGAACAGCCCCATAGATTTAGCAACAGCCACCAAACGATCATCAGCCTGCTTCGCTAACTCCGCACCCTTGACCATCATAAAAGAAGCAGCACCTAAACCAGCAGCGAGCAGCCCACCATACTTTGCGATGTTCTTTGCACCGTTTGTAAACGCTTTATCAATCGTGCGTAATCCGAATGTCGCTTTGTTTCCTGCGCCTTCAAGTTTGTTGAAATCGGTTATCGCTTTGCGGATACCTTTGCTGTCAAAGGTGCTGACAATGTTTACGCCTAATGCTCTTGCCATAACCTATGCTGCATTTCTCAAGATGTTGTCTTGCACGATCTGATTGGTTTTACTGATTGCGTTGTCAATGATTCCTTGAACCATGTCCATATTCGCCAACATTGTTCCATACATTACACGGGAACGAATTTTGCCTTGCGATGATTTCGTTGAATATGGTCGGTCAAGATTGGTGGTGAACTGGCCAGAAGTTTTACGACCTGCACCGTCATATACAGCACCGCCACCATCTTTTTGAATTATGCGATAGATACCAGTCGCACCGCCGATTGTTCTAGGTTTTTGTGTATTAATTTCAGGTCTTACGCCAGCACGAACCCTCGCCCCGTCATACGGTGGGAATCCGCTTTTGCTTCTGCCTATTGTGTGCCAGTTGCTTACACGCCGAAACGGTTGCATCGGAAACGCACTTGCCACCTTATTCACTAAAGGCTGACCGTTTGTGCGTAAATCTTTCATGATGACTTCATACATCGCACGATCATATTTGCGAAGTTCGGCGACTGCTTCCCTGATGCCGTAAGTCTCAAATCTAATAGTCATAGGCGCACATCATACAACTATCTGCGTCTGCGATTCGTTTGCTTCACCACCCACTTATGATAAGCGAGCATCGTGTTCAACATTGATTCGCTCTCATTCAAAAGAAGCGAAGGCGCAATATGGTATTCGTGAGCCAGATGAGCGATCAGCCAATGCGCTGAATCATCACCGAACTTTATTTCTCTAAAGGGCTTTCACTCTCATCTCGTGGAATAACCTGCGCTACAGTCGCAATCCAATCAGGGTCAAACTTCAATTTAGTTTTCTGTCTGTGCGTCAATGCTGACCACGCCAACCAAGCAAGATCGGTGAGGCGCATCTCTGTTTCAAACTTCACAACTGATCTTTGCCAAGTGCGTTCAAAGCCAACAAAGTCAGCGAACACAGCATCAACAGGTTCAATCGTGCCGTCAAGGTATTCAACTTGTAAAGCAATTTTCATTCGTTCTCCTTCTGATTAGTTTTTATTTATGCGGTTGTTTTGACGAGCGTTCCACCAGTAAACGAGAGTGAAGTCATTGCCAACTCTCCCACGGCTGCTGCCACAGGTGTGTGTGCTGCCAAGAATGTTCCACTCAAAGTGTAAAGAGGGTTGGTTGCACTTGTCGCTGCGCTACTTGCACGAACAGTAACTGTTGTCGTTGTGCCGACAAGAGGATAGATCGTAGCTTCAGTTTCTGTTGCTGCGAAATCTTGCATAAATTCAATGTCGCACGAATTGTTTTGCAACCCACCAGTGAACTTGTGCCCGACTGAACCGAACGCCGTTGTCTCAACGCTGTCAATTTCATAATTCAATGTAACGCTGTTCGCCCTATCGGAAAGCACCACGCCGTTCACGGTGATATCTGCATCTGTCAAAACTAAAACTGCCATAACTATTTGTCGCTTTCTTTCGTGTCCTGTTTAGGAACTTTAACATTAACTTCAGCCAAATGTCCACCGTCAAGCAGCGCATCAATGTTGAAACCTTCAAGATCATCTGCGCTTAAAGTTGCACCCTGTTTACCAAGACTGCAATTTTCGCTCATCACTTTATAGTTAGCCATTTGATGTCCTATC